GCAGTTCTTGCAGGTAGCACAGAACCCGACGCTTGCCCCGTTTGCTAAGATGGACTATATTATTCGCGAGATTGCTAAGAGTATGGACCTCGACCCAGACAAGGTTACCAACTCAATGCAGGACGCGGCTATTCAGGCAGAGATCCTCAAAGGATTCCAGCAGCCTGCTCCGCCACCTGAAGGTGCAGCACCACAGGACGGCGCACCCCCAACGCCAGCACCCGGAACACCAGAAGGCCAAGGGCCACAAGGCGTACAAGACATGGGCGGTGGCGGCGGTAGCCAGATTGGCGTAGGCGCAGCACCTATTCCGGGTGAGCAAGGATTTACAGGTAATGTCGCTTAAGCAGTTAGTTAATAACAAAGCTACTTGGGATGCGTTCGTCGAACATCTTGATGAGTGCATCTCCATTGAGAACAGTAAGCTTGCTGTATCGGAGAGTTTAGTTGATGTGCATCGCGCACAGGGTGCAGTTCAAGCATATCAGCGGATGAAGTATTTAAGGGATAAGGTCAATGGCTGAGAATGAAAACGCAGACATGGGTGCTTTAGAAGAGCAAACGGAAATGGCGTTATCTGAAGGTCTTGTTCGGCTACCTCAGTTTGCAGTGGACAAAACAGACCCTTCAAATTACGAGGAAAAGCCAGAAGCTACACTACAAGATGTGGGGCAGTTTGCTTTAGAATCTCTTCCTGTTGTAGGTGAGGCTATTGCAATAAAGGATACAGCGGAGGCTTTGCAGGAGGGAGATTATCTGGGTGCTGGGCTTAATGCGGCTGCAGGTATTGTAGGCATTGTCCCCGTCGTAGGAGATGTTGCAGGCAAGGCTATAAAAACTGCAGGCGGGGCGATGCGGCAGGTTTCCAACGAGGCCTATGATAAACTCGTATCTGCGTTAGATGAAGCAGATGATGCAGCATCTTGGCAAAAGAATGCAAAGTCTCTCGTAACTAGCTTTAGACAAGTTGACCCCGATATTCGTACACCTGAATTAGAAGAGTCCGCTAGAGCGTTACGTGATAAAAAAATCACTAGAGAGCAGCATTTAGAAAATGTTAATGCCTATAAACCTGTTGAATCTTGGGATGCTCTACCGAGAGAGCCTAGTGATAAAGCGACAGTGTTTTCCTTAAACTCAAACCAGCGTGAAGACGGTAAGTTTGTCTTATCTCCAGATACAGCAGAATCTTTAGGTGTTACACAGTCGGCCCTAAAGATAGGGGATCGTTTCAACGGTCGTTTGGATATCCCCGCGTACAAAGCTTACGATACTTGGATTGTTGCTGGTAGACCAAAGGGTGACACAGCAACACATTATGCCAAAGCTATTCACTATAAAGGCGTGGGTGATGGGCCTGTAAAATTTTTAGCATCTCAAAAAACGGGTGAGAAGATTGGCACAGGTGGAGGTAAAACACCTTATGCTACTGTATCTGGCGAAGTTAAAGACTTAGATGTAGAAGCGATTCGTGAAAAAGGTGCTGCTCTTTTAAATGATCCTGAGTGGACTCAAGTTGGTTTTGACCCTCGTAGACAAAGCTCTTTTTATGTAAGAGGCGAAAACAGCAAACACATACCAGTACGTGAAGCAGAAGAAGTAATACAAATTGGACCACTAGTGCTTGCTAAAAATGCAAAACTAGATATGGAATATGCAGGATACAACGAGGGTGGCTTATCCATGAATGAAGAACAAATGATGGCTGCTTTGCAGTCGGCTGCACAGAGTACAGGCGCTGCTCCAGATACTACAGTTGGCGTAGATCCAGTTTCCGGTAATGATGTGCCTATGGGTGCATCTCCTGAAGAAGTACGGGATGACATCCCCGCTCAGCTGAGTGCAGGCGAGTATGTTGTACCAGCAGATGTGGTTCAGTATTACGGCGTGAAGTTCTTTGAAGACCTTCGTACATCCGCAAAGATGGGTTACGATAGTATGCAGCAGAACGGGCGTGTTGGTGGTGAACCAGCAGAAGAGATGCTGCCGTTTGATATTTCTGAGTTGCAAGTTATGGAAGAGCCAGCACCTGCTATGCAGATGAATGTGGGCGGTCTTACACAGCGAGAGTTGCATAATCTTACGGGTTCAACTAGCCTGCCTAATCCATTCCGTGTAGTTACAAACGATGACGGCCTGTCTATGACTGTCAGGGCGGATGAGCCTGTACCTGAAGGTTTCAAACGGTTAGACGCTGAAGACTACAATGATGCGAGCCGACCCGAAGATGTAGAATTAGACTTTTCGCAAATGTCTATAGAAGAGGCAAGAGACGCATTAGATGGGATGTCTGCTGTTAGTTTAGGCCTAACGGGTCTGGGTCCATTAGGTAGTATTGCAGGATTTGCGAATGTCGTAGGGTCAGCTTTAGCGGCAGATACCTTTGCTGATAGAGCCGCTAATACCAGTCTATCTTCTGCGCAACGCTCTGCATTAGCTGGTTTTAGTAGGGAGGTTGACCCTACAGGCGTCTTAGGCGCTTTCAGCAGCGATTTCGGATCAGCGCAAGAAGGGACTGCATCTGAGATGGGTGATGTAGGTGCCTTCTCTGATCCCGGCGGAGATCAAGGTAGCATAGACGCACCGGCTCCCGACTCCGACTTTAGTCCGCCGGATGATGGCATGTAATTAAGGATACCTGATCATGTTCTCTGCTTTAGTATTTGCTTGTACGATGGCTGCAGGCGATGTACCTGCTAAGAGGTGCACTAACTTTACAGGTCCAAATCTGTTTAAGACACGAGAGTCATGTGAACTAGATATCAGGACTAATGCCGTTCGTAATCTGGAACTACAGGGCTTCTGGATAGAAGACTATACTTGCTTCGAATGGGGTAGAAAAATCTAATTTGACAACTCCTGAGAATAACTATAAGGCTACCCGGCTTAAAAAGCTGGCCCCAACATAAGGAAAACAACCATGCAAGAACAAGAGCTTTCAGTAGATTCATTCACGCATAACAAGAATCAGGCTAAGATTGCAAAGGAAGAAGCGGAACTTGCGGCGCTGCTAAAGGGTGACGCTTCTACGGAAGACGATGAAGAGCAAGTCGAAGAAGCCAAATCCGATAGCGAGGGATCTGAGACAGCCGAAGTACAAGATGAAGACGATCCCAAACAAGAAAAAACCTCAAAGGAAAAGCAAGCATCCGACTCAGATGGATCTGACGAAGGAGAGCTAAGCGCGGAAGAAAAGACCTTCAAGCAGCGCTACGGTGAAATCCGCAAGCACATGGCAGATAAAGAGAAGGACTGGAAGTCTCGCATTGAGAAGCTTGAGTCCCAGCTAGAGAAGTCTGCGAACAAAGAGTTTACTTTGCCTAAGACGAAAGAAGACGTCGAGGCATGGGCTAAGAAGTACCCTGATGTTGCAGCTATTGTCGAAGCTATCGCAGAAGACAAGGCAATGAAGCAGACGTTGGATCTGGATGATCGGTTGAAAGAAGTGGAGGCTATGCGCCTAGATGCGCGTAAGCAGAAGGCAGAAGCAGAACTACTGTCTCTACATCCAGACTTCGCTGAGATCCGTGCGGATGAAGTATTTCATGAGTGGGCCAGTAATCTGCCTAAAGCAATGCAGAACGCTTTGTATGACGATGAGTATGACTCAAAGTCTGTCGCCCGTGTTATTGATCTCTACAAAGTAGACAATGGCATCGACTCCAAGCCGCAGAAGTCAGATGACAAGAGTGCGGCATCTTCAGTTAAGGCTCGTTCTTCTGCTAAGCCAGAGGAAAACGAGTCAGCAAGTTTCCTGCGCGAGTCTCAAATCGCTAAGATGAGTGCTAGGGAATACGAGAAACGTATGGATGAAATCCAAGAAGCCATGCGTTCTGGTAAGTTTATCTACGATATGTCAAACAAGTAGTTGACAAAAATAAATAAGTAGGTAAAACTATTAGCACAAAGAACCAAAGCTAGGTTCTTAGTGTTTTACACACATGCTACGTTAAAGACTACCCGACTGTAGAGGCCCAGAGCTTGAAGGACGGCCATCCTGATAGCACCTGACCACCCTCAAACAAGCGGCCTCTTTCGTGGATATGAAGTGTTTCTTAAACATTGCCATATCTTAGGAGGAAACAACTATGGCATTCGCTAAAGCAAGTGGATACGGTAACCTGCCAAACGGCAACTTTTCACCGGTAATCTACTCCAAACAAACGCAGATCGCCTTCCGCAAGGCGGCTGTTGCAAACGCAATCACCAACTCTGATTACTTTGGTGAAATTGCAAACCAAGGTGACACCGTTCGCATCATGAAAGAGCCGGAAATCTCCGTCTCGACCTATGATCGTGGTACTTCTGTCACCGCTCAGGACTTGGAAGACACGGACTTTCAGTTGACCGTAGACAAAGCTAACTACTTTGCTTTCAAGATGGATGACATCGAAGAGGCCCACAGCCACATCGACTTCATGCGTCTCGCTACGGATCGTGCTGCTTACCGTCTTGCAGATCAGATGGATCAGGAATGTCTGGGCTATCTGGCAGGCTACAAGCAGTCCGCTAAACACGGCTCTGCCGACGCGGTTAACGATTCTGTCTCCGGCACCAAAGCTGTTTCGACGGCTGGTTCTGACGAACTGCTTACTTCAATGAAGCTGACCAAGGGTTCCTTTAACTCTATCACGACGGCTTCTGCAGGCGATCACTCGATCCCTGTTGCTATTCGTCTGCCGGGTGCAACCACTGTCCCGACTGCCACTGTCTCCCCTCTGCAGATCGTTGCACGTATGTCGCGTCGCCTTGATCAGCAGAATGTTGACACCCGTGGTCGTTGGCTGGTCCTCGACCCGACGTTCATCGAAATGCTGAAAGACGAAGACGGTCGTCTTCTGAACGCAGACTTCGGTGGTTCGGGCCTGCAGAACGGTCTCGTTCTCAACAACCTGCACGGCTTCCGTGTGTACGTCTCGAACAACCTGCCGTCCGTCGGCACTGGTGCAGACACCGCTGGTTCTGCTAACCAGAACGCCAACTACGGTGTGATTGTTTCGGGTCATGATTCAGCTGTTGCTTCGGCAGAGCAGATCAACAAGGTTGAAACGTACCGTGACCCCGACTCGTTCGCGGACATCGTTCGTGGTATGCACCTCTATGGTCGTAAGATTCTGCGTCCAGAGGCAATCTGTACCGCTAAGTACAACGTAGCTTAAGAGGAGAAAGACTTATGGCTGCTTATACTGCTGCTGACCTCCCTGCACAGGGAAAAGGCTCTCGTGGTCCTGCTCCGTATCTTGTTGAGCGTGAGTTGGACATTGCTGCTCAGATCACTGAGAACGGTGCTGACTATGCCGCTGGTGATACCGAGACGATGATTAACGTGCCTAAAGGCACTGCGATTCTCGCTTCTGGTATTGAAGTTCTGACGTCTGCTACTGGTACTACTGGTACTGTAGACCTCGGCTTCACAGGCGGTGTTGTTGATAAGTACGTTGACGGTCTTGATATTGTCGGCGCTTCGGATGGTGACTACGGAAGTACGCCTGCCGCTGAAGCTGCTCAGATCATGATCACGACCGCTGCGGACACCATCGACCTTAAGTTTGTTACGGAAGATGCACTCACTGCAGGTAAACTGCGCGTGTGGGCTGTATTGATGGACGTTAATGCAATTGGCGACAAACATGCTGCCATTGCTGCAAACGACGTTGCTCCGGCACAGACCTAATCACTAGACTTTGGGGCTGGCTTTATGCTGGCCCCTTTGTATCTTTAAGAGGACATCACAATGGCAACTTTTAATAAAGTGAACGACTTCGTAAAGAACGCTGTTCATAATATGGACTTGGAGTCGGATCAAATTG